ATTTCTACCTATGTTAATTGGCTAGGATTTTTGCCTGTTTATAATTTTGTTAAAAATACTAAATTAAATTGATTAATGTTGGTGAATTATTGTTTTCTTTATAGTGCTTTAAATGTTCAGGCTTTAGCTCAACATTCCAAGAGTCCTTTTGCTGCCAACCGTAAGTCTTTAGCATTTCTTGAAACTTTCTATATACCTGAAGTTCTGTTCCTATTACTATTAACGACCTGCTGTTTTTTACTAAGTCATTATTGAAGTGTCCTGATTTTCTATCATAATTTCTAACACTTACAGAACTGAACTGAGGTTTTAATAACCATTCTTCAGCTAAGACTTTCTTGTTGTCTAATTGGTAACCCATAAACTTTGAGTAGCAAGGCTTGTTATAATCTACATAAGTAGAGTATTCTAGGTATTCTGCGTCTTGTCTAGGCATATTAAAATTTGTTATTAAAGTCAAGTGAATTGTAATAAGTATCTTTTACTTTTATGTATAAATCTCTAACCAATTGAAAAGGCAATAGATTAAGTCCGTCCTCAGTTAATGCTGTATTGTTAGGCAATAGCTCAGGTTTATTAGTTTGTACGTCTAGCAGGCTAATAATAGCTTCCTGCTTCGTGTTTGCTTCTTTTAATTTGAATTTCATTATCTTAGTCCTAAAAAAAGTTCTACTAAGGTAAGAGTACCTAGCAGTAAATATAAGCAGCCGTAAAGTCCTGCTATTCCTAAAAGTGTTTTGATTAAATTTTTCATTTTGTTTATTTCTTTAATTATTATGAAGCAAAGATAAAACCTTTTTTTGAATTAACAAACTTTTTAACTAACTTTTTAACAGAAAAGATTAAAAATAGTTATTCCTTATCTAGTAAATGATACTAAAATAAATTTAAAAAAAGATTGAAAAAGGGGTTTAAATGTAAAAAAAGGGTCTAAAAATAGTGAACAAGTCGTGCTATTTGCCCTGATTCTTTGGAATGTATGAAGCCTTCTACTGCTTTTTGTACTCCACAGAATCCTTTTCTGTTGTGCCAACTATCAGTTCCACTAGGTGAACGCATATATTCAACAGTAACACCTATAAAGTCTTTAGCGTCTAACCATTTGTATTTTACTTTGTGATGTATGTGGTGAAGATACCAATATCTGTATTTTGTTTCAGCCCACATTAAAGGTCTATCGTTTGCCATTAACATAGGTAACTTATCCATCTTAGCACCATCACCGTGTTCAAGCCCTATAAGATTAGAACCATACTTGTAATACTTTCGGTGTGCTACTGATATATCAAATGTTACATCTTTAGTGTTCCTGAACCAAGACTTTAAAGAGTGTGCTAAATGAAATCCACTTTGATAATCGTGATTAGACATTGAGTGTACTACATCTACAGGAGCAACTTGTCTTAATATCTCAACACATTTAACGTATAGTTTTAAAGCTACTTCAAAGTGTTGCCACCATTTACCATCAGCGTCTTGTGGTGTTCCTGCTGTGGTTGTATTATATACATTGTCAATATGTAGTATGTCGTTACCTACGCAAAATAACACCCTATCTATACTAAACCCTTGAGCCTTGCTAATAAGCCCTGTAACACCCTCTAAAACTCTATTGTAAGCAATCTCTGTATTATAGTCGTCACCTGTTTCTAAAGCAACCCCTAATTTACCGATATGAATATCAGCAGGGTTTATCACTAATAAGTGTTCACCTTTGACTCTTTTAATTGTTGGATAAGTTGGTGCGTGATTATCTATTAGATTCTTAATGTCTTCTAATAAATCGTTTTGGTCAGTACCGTATTGTTCTTTGGTAACTATGGAAAAGCGCAAATCACCTCCCATATTCTGCCAATGCTTAACGCTTACAATATCACTCTTATCAATACCTCTATCTTTAAGATGTATGTCTAAGGCTGTATTGCCGTTAATGTTTGATAAGTCCTTCCCCCTGCTTTCATTGATTAGCTCAACTTCTTCAGGGGAAAGTCTTAGTCTTTTTCCTTCTTTTGACAAACTATTTCTTAGCTACGTCAGCAATTCCTTGTCCAACAATAAGAACTAAGATAGCGTGGTACAATTCTGTTGCAGTAGCTTGGTCTACTCCTAAATAAGTTACAAGAGCAGGAACTACTACTGAACTGATTGCGTACCAAAATTTCTTAGACTTTAACATCTGTCCGATAAGGTACTTTTGAAAAAACTTTTTCATAATTATTTATTTTTGATTATTAAGTTAATATTTGTGCCGCCTAAATTAAGTATTTCTTTCATAACTAAGTCCATAGCTAAGGTTGAGTTATTAACAACGTCCTGTTGAGTTCCCTGTCCTAACAGTATGCAACCTCTAGTATCTTTAGGAAAATTACCTCTATGAAAAAGAATGTAATCCCTATTAGGTACATCTTGAACTAACAAATGCAAGTATTCTCTTGTAGCTGATTCTCTAGGGTATCTTAGTCTTACAGGGTATTCTCCTTCAGGAATGCAGCTAATGTTTCTTTGATTGTCTAAGTAAGGGTTTTCTAATGTATCACAGAACCTTTCACCATTTATAAAAAGCTCACCTATTGTAGACTTATCTGAGAATGTATCTCTAATGATAAGAAGATTTATCAAATTAGATTGAGTAGGTGGCATAGATTTTAACGTCTTTAACTTCTTTAATAAAAACTTTACGCACTTTAACATCTTCTGTAATTTTAGTTATGTACTTAGGATTCAAACTGTTTAGCTTTCTTTTCTTAGGCATTATCTATTCTTTTTATGAGCCCACCACTTGTCAATAGTATAAGCTATTGATACAACTAAAAGAAGAATCTTTAATGCTAATTCTAAGTTAGTGAATGTTGTTACGCTTAATACCGTTCCGTTTAGGACTGCTACTTCTGATATTTCTTGTATTGTTGTTTTTATCGGCATTGTTCAAATAAGATTTTAATTTAGTTACGTTCTGTTTTTTAGGTTTGTAGTGCTTCTTCATTAGTCTGATGAATTTAGAAAGTTTCTCAAAGTAAGTTTAGTTCCCTGTTGCTTTGGTCTTTCAAGGTTCATACCATTGTAGTACGCATTAGAATCAGGATTAACGTCTGCACCTGAGTTTGTAGAGTATTCAGGAAAGCTAGAAGTATTATTGCAAATGTAGTCAATCATTCTTTCTGTATAATACTCGGCTGTATTTCTTACTTCTTCCCTTAGGTGTTGGCTTTCTTCAGTACTTAAAGCTGTTCCTGTTTCTGACGTCTTTGAATAGATATTCCCATTCTCAATCTTAAATCTAAGGAAAGGTACAGCGTGGTAAAACGCCCAATTCGGAAGCATATCACCAATATAGTCGTCTAGCAAAGTCTTGTAAGCTTCATTACCTGCGTCACCTACTGTTCCTGCTACAATTAAGTCTTTAAGTTTTTGGTTCAAGTCAGTACCTAGCTTAGTTTCCACGTAGAGCTTCTGTGCTTGACGAACGTAAGGAAGTAATAGCTCAACGTCTACATTTAAATTGATTGCTGTAGAGTCCTTTAATTTAGCTTCTGATATAAATAGTATATAGCTCATAATTATCTTGCGTTTATATATCCGTTATTTTTCATTTTTCTAGGTGGTGTTGCTACCAACTTATCGTTCTTCTTAGCAGTAAATCCTTCTGACTTAGCTTTAGTATAGCCAATCATATCAGCGTCTTCTATTTTAGTTGTCTTAGATTCTCCTATTACTGTCTTGTAGATTCTTCTGCTCCAAAAATGGAAACATTGAGGACCTCCTTTGTATAACCAAATTGAGTATTTATTAGTTCCTTTAGGTCCGAACCCCTTGTTTACTTCCTTTGTACTCATTCTAAGTATGTCCTCTTTTCTGTAAAGCTTATTAGCTCCTTCCATCTTTTTACAAAATTCTCTTTTACTTCCTGATTTATTAGTTAAGAAATTATCATTAGAATATACATAACGAACTCTAAAATAATCAAAAGACTTTTTAGACAGTCCGTCTTGGTCTGACTTACGGCTAGGAATAGCTCTACCTGTGCTTGTAGCTAATTCAATCTTTTCTCCTGCTAGTTCATTTAATACTTCTTCATAGTCAAAGTCTTGGTGTTCTCCGTCTACTACTTCTTCTTCTATTAGTTCCCAATCTTCAGGAATGTCTTCTCCAAATTCTTCAATAAAAGAATCTAATTCAGTCTTTTCACTTGCAAAGTCATCTCTAACTTCTACATCAGCTAAAGGTTTCAATCCAACTTCTTCCCTTATTTCGTCTTCAGTCATTACTCCTTTCAAGTCCTCAGAAGTAAATTCTACTGTAATTGGTTTTAACTGAACAAACTTAACAGGTAAGTCTATATTGTTTACTGAGAAAATAGTTTGTAATGTATTTAAGATGTGTAATTGAAACGGCTTTACCACTGTATTTAGATAGAAGTTTCCTGCTGCATTAAGTTCGTCTACATTAGAACCCAATCCTGTATCGGACTTAATTCCCATAAGCATAGGACTCGTTACTCTGTGTCCTGTAAGGATGTTTTGAACCAATAGCTCTTGAAGCGCTAAGTATTGCTTGTCTGCGTCAGAAACGCTTATAGGTGTTATTTCAGGTGTTCTTGTTTTGTCATCTGAGAATGTTAAAATAAACTTTCCTGAATTTGAAGCTCCTGTAAATTTTTCTACTAAACTTTGTTCTATCTGTCTTCTTTCCTCAGATGTAGGAATACCATTTGCGAAACTCACAAAATAGCTTCCACTAAATCCATTCTCTATATTGTTTAAATGAAACTCAGCAACCTTTTGGTCTACTAAACACCAATTATTCGCTGCTAGATAATCAGGTGTATGGTACACGTCCATATTAGGACTATAAGAACCTGTGTAAAGTAACTGACTTCCTGAAGTTCTATCGTTCACATTGAAAGCAGGTACAGGATAGGGCTTATTTGCCCTAGTGTTTGACCAATCAGCACTTATATAGTAACAGTCTACCTTACCCATAGCATTTGGCTTTCCTGCTCTTACACGCTCTACAGGTACGTGATACACTTCTGCTATTTCTGTGCGTTCTCTATTCCATACAACGTGTAAAGCGTAGCCTCCTTGAAGTTTAAAGTCAAAAGCTACTTTCTTTATTACTTGGTGCAAACTTTCATTAGAATTTGCGTGTCTAAGAAACTTCTTTAGCTTTACATAAGATTCTAAATTAGTATCGTTTTCTTCAGCTACTAAGGATTCACCTGCTATCATTTCAGCAGTAGCGTTTACTATTGCAGCGTGTGTAGAACTGTTATAATAAAGGTCAATTAAGAACTGAGGGTATAAATTTTTCCAATCTTCCGTTCCGTATTCTATGTAATCCCTACCTCTTACCTCTTGTACTATTGGAGCTGTTGATGTTTCTAAATTTATTGAAAGTATTTTATCCATTTTTTTTATTTATTGTCCGTAGTATGTGTAGTTTGTTCCTGAAGGTTCAGGGTGTTGAGTGTATTGCACTTGCTCTGTTCCTGCTTTTTCTGTTAAGTTAAGTATTCCTTTACTTACTATTCCTTGAACTACTCCATTTGTATCAGCTACAGGTAAAACATCTGTTTCAGTAACAGGAGTAGTTTCACTATTAAGAACTATTGCACCAATCCAACTTACTTCATAAACTTCATATTTCCAATGTCCTGCAGGTAAAAGTTTTATTTGATTATTAAATATATTAGGAATATGAAAATAATTAAGGTTCATATTGGTGAATCTTGGTTTAATACCATTTCCCAACAAAGGATAGCCGTATTCTACAGAACCATCAAGGTCATTTATAAACTTTATTAAGAACCTAATCTGAGTAGAAGCTACAGACGTATTTATTCTATTGTCTTCAGTACAAATGTTAGCTATTATGTTTGTTTCAGTAATTGCTTGTATCATATTATATAATAGAAAAAGTTCCTTTCTGTTTGGTTAATAACGAGAAAAAGGCTGCCAAAGCAACCTTAATCCCTATAGTGAACGCTAGATTGCTCTATATACAGACGAACTGCACCACCCTCACTAAGTGTAAAAAAAGGGTAACCGTTAAGCTACCCTCTTTAAAATATATAAAAGAATACTAATTAAGATGTAACTATTGTTCCCATTGTAAATGCTGCGTTATCAAATGGGTCTGTAGTGAAATCTGCAACCATTGGAAAAGGAAGTGCTTCCATTCCGTCAAAAGTAAGAGTGTAACCTCCTCTATCTCCCCAAGCTGCTCCTGAATCAATAGTACCTGCGTTAAGCTCCATTCCGTTTACTGTTCCTAAAGCTACGATAACATCGTGTCCGTTAGCAAGAGTAGCGTTTAATTGAGCAAAGCAAATAAGTTTAGTTTGACCTAAAA